GACTTGAGAATGTTATTACCTACAAAGCTACTGATAACAGAACTGGTGGAGCGTATACCCAATACACACCTACTGGTGTAGTAGAGCAAACTGGAACTCAGCAAGAAGTTAAAAGTGGCTTAAAAGAGTTTGCAATAGGTGCGGCATTACTTTTTGGATTGCCAACCTTATTGAATGCAGGTGCGGCTACTGGTGCTGCTACAACCTTTGCTGGTGAGGCACTAGCTGATGCAAGTTTGCTTGCGGGCGGTGGTGGTGCAACAGTGCCATTTGCAGGTGAAGCACTAGCTGATGCAGGTTTACTTTCTGGTGGTGGAAGCACTTCTCTTGGTTCTACTTTAGGTGGGACAACTTTTGCGGGCGAGGCACTAGCAGACGCAGGATTGCTATCTGGTGGTGGTGGAAGTTTGACAGCAGGATTAACAGCGGCTGAAATTGCTGCATTAACAGCGCAGGACTTGGCTATAGGTGGTGGTGCTTTAGCGGGTACTGCACCATTGACAGCGGCACAAATTGCCGCATTGACAGCACAAGATTTAGCTATAGGTGCTGCACCTACAACTACAGGATTATTGTCTAGCACTATTCCCGCAGCAGCCGCAACAATTCCTGCGGCAGCGGCAACGATTCCTGCGGCAACAGTGGCTACAACTGCTGCCGCTACAGGTCTAACAACAACTCAAGTTGCTGACTTGGTAAGAACAGGTTTAACAACTGCTCAGATTGCTAATCTATTCTCAACAGGGGCAACTACTGCGGCAGGTCTTCTCCAACAACAGACATCTAAAGAAGCGGCTGTTAAAGCACAAGCAATGATTGATACTGAGACTGCGGCTGCAAAAACTGCGGCTCAGTTTAGACCTATTGGGATGACTACTAGGTTTGGTACTTCACAGTTCCAAGTCGATCCTAAGACGGGTCAATTGACAAGCGCAGGATACACACTAAGCCCTGAAGCCAAAGCACAACAAGACAGATTTGTTGCTTTGTCAAATCAAGGCTTGACACAAGCAGAACAAGCTAAAAGTCAATTTGCTCCTTTACAAACAGGTGCTACGAATTTGTTTACTCTTGGCAATAAGTATCTTGCCCAAACACCTCAAGATGTTGCTCAAAATTATCTTGCTCAGCAGATGTCTCTTTTGCAACCAGGGCGTGAGTTGGAATTTGATAATCTGCAAACCAAACTAAGAAATCAAGGCCGTCAAGGTTTGTCTGTGGCTCAAGGCGGTTCTTATGGCGCAACAACACCTGAACTGCAAGCTCTGTATAACGCTCGTGCTAGACAAGATGCTGAGTTAGCCGCTAATGCTCAACAATTAGGTCAAAGAGATGTAATGTTTGGTGCGGGACTATTGGGTCAAGGTGCTCAAACAATGGGTAACTACTATGGCGGTCAACAAGCCTCCTATGCGCCATTTACAAGTGCTTTTGGACAAGTTCAAGGTCTTGAGACTGCGGCACAACAACCTCTGCAAATGGGTGCGTCTCTTGGACAGCAATCAGCAACAGCAGGTTACAACGTAGGTCGATTAGGCTTAACAGGTGCGGGTCAAAGCGTAGCCCTAGCTACTGGTGCTGATGCAACTAGAAACCCATACTCTTCTGCAATAAGTGGCTTAACGGCTAACCCTGCATTTGGGCAATATGTTGGCGGTATGTTTAGCACAGCACCTCCAGTAAACGCATTAAGTTCAACTGCATACGGGCCTGGTATGCCAGGTTATGAATCTATGCTCAAAGATATTTACGGATAAGGAGTCATCATGGCAGAAAATATTGTAGCGGGTTTGTTTGGTCTAACCCCTGAAATGTATGGTGAACAACAACGCAGAAGTGCTTTGCGTGAAGGCATTGACCTTGCTCAACTAACACCTGGTCAAGCGGGTGCGGCAATGACCTATGCGGGTGCTAGAGGCCTTGGTGGGGCTATTGCGGGTGCTATGGGTATAGAAGACCCTCAGTTAAAGCTAATCAGTGCTAGAAACTCTGTCTTTCAACAGATAGATCAATCTAATCCTGAATCCATGTTGCAAGGCATCAAGATGCTAGGACAAATGGGTGATCAACAAGGTGCTATGGCTCTTGCGGATTACTATCGTAAAGCTCAAAGTGAGATGGCTCAAACTGAACAGCGTTTGGCGGCAAAAAAAGCGTCCTTGGCTCAAGCGGATAAAACTCAACTCTCTGTCAAACAAGAAGAGGAATTACGTTCTGAGTTGTCTAAACTTGGCCCTGATGCAACTCAAGATCAAGTTATTGGCGTTTTAACCAAATATGGCCCACCAGAGAAAGTTTTGGCGGCTTTAACAGCGGCTCAAAGCAAAACAGAAGCCACACTAGCTAAAACTGCAACAGCAGATGCGGCTAATCAAGCTAAAGTTGAAGCGGCTAAAACTGCGGCTGATGCTGCGCTAGAAAGAGCTAAAGTTTTGGCTGATGCAAAGATTGAAGCGGCTCGTGAGCGTGGTGCTACTGATAAACAGATTGCTCAAATGCGGGTTGATTCCGCAAAAGAAATTGCTCAAATGAAGATTGATTCTGCATTACAGTTAAAAGAGCTTGCAAAATCACTAAAAGGCCCAAAAACCCTTGCTCCTTCTCTGCAAAAAGAAGAAGACAAAGAACTGGAGTTGGTTGATTCATTAAAAGCTCGTGAGGATTCATTAGCTCCTGCTATTTCATCTTTGAGTCCTGATCCTAAAACTGGAAAGATTTCATTAGAACTTGGCCCTGTAAAGAATTTAAAATATCAAGCTCAGAATGCGGCAGGTAACTCTACTCCTGAAAGTCAGAGATTTGCTGAGTTGGAACGTGCTGTTCAAGCGGCAACCAACTTAAAAACAGATGCGGCTAAAGGTGTCCAAACAGACAAAGACGTATTACGATTCGCAAATGAACTTATTGCGGCTTATGGCAAATACGATACAACTGTTACTTTGCAAGCACTTAGGGATTTTGTTAAAGCTACTGCAAAAGCTCGTGAAAATGCTGAAAAACGCATTGATAGCAGACGTAAGTCACAAGGTGTAGAACCTTACTACGGCCCTGCGGTTGGTACTCCACAAAACCCTATTAAATTATTAGATTAAAGGTAAGCATCATGGCAACTGTTTATGAATATAAAGGCGTATCCTATGAATTGCCTGATAGCCTATCAAAAGAAGACGCTTTAGCAAAGATTAAGGCTAGTTTAAGTGAGGCAGAACCAACAGCTCAACCTCCTGCACAACCTACGGCTGAAGCACCAAAAGAACAAGGTTTGGGTGATTTGCTTAGACGACAACTTGGTTTGGCTGGTCGTGCTGTAGTTAGTGGTGTTTCTTCTCCCGCAAATATTGTTACTGACTTTTTAAGTGGTGCAGCTAATGTTGGTTTAAACATTATTGGATCAGAAAAGCGTGTACCTTATTTGTCTAAAGAGCAAAGCAGAGGCATGACGCAACTTGGCGTTCTAGAACCTGAAACTGGTGCTGAACGGGCGGCTCAAGTTGGTATGCAAGCATTGACTTCCGCAGGTGGAATGGCGGCAATGGCTCCTAAGTCTATCTTTGGTGCTGATTTGGCTCGTCAACTTCCTGCCGCTACTGTTGCTCCTATGGCTGCACAACCTGTTGCAGAAATAACCAAAGAAATAACTGGCAGTGACTTGGCTGCAACAATAGCCGCTTTGGGTGTTTCTGGTGCTGTGGGTAAGTATACGGGAGATGTTGCGGGTCGTATTGCCGCAGGTAAACAACCCACTACTACGATGGCTGATGTTCAACAAAAGGCAAGTCGTGCTTATACAAAGGTTAGCGATCAGGGTATTGAAATATCTGGTCAAAATGCCACAAGCCTTGTTAACAAAATTAAAACTCGTTTAGACGCTGTTGATTACATTCCAGAGAATGCCGCACCTGTTGCCAACATTTTGAACAAGTACGAAAGTATCCTTCAACGTGGAAACATTACGTTTGATAATGTTGAGCAGATGCGTAGATTAGCAAATAATCTAAAAAGCAATCCAGATAAGAACATTCGTAGACTTGCACTTGAAATGGTTGACAGCATTGATGACCATGTTGCAGCTTTGTCTCCGAAAGATGTGGTATCTGGTGCGGGTGGAATTGATGTTGCAGTTAAGACAATCATGGAAGCTCGTAAAGACTTTAGAAATCTAAGTCGTGCTTCTACCCTTGATAACATTTTGAATGTTGCAGAAACAAAGGCGTTAAATCCAAGCGCATCCGAAAGTGAGTTGATTCGGCAAGGATTTATTACTTTAGCGGCTAACAAAAACAAGATAGGTTTATTTAGCAAAGATGAGCAAAATGCCATTAAAGCGGTTGCCAAGGGTAGTTCTTTAGACCCGCTACTTACTTTGATGGCTAAATTCAATCCACAACGCAGTCAATTGATTACTGGTGGTGCGGTTGGTTTTGGCGTTGGAAGTCCTGAAACTTTGAAGTATTCAATCCCAATTGCTGCGGCAGGTTATGGTGCAGATAAGTTGCAAGCACTCTTGCGTAGACAGTCTGCTGAAAGTGCAATGAGTGGTTTATTGACAGGCACAACACCTGGCCCTCAACCATCTTATTACACTCGTGGTATGTTAAGCACCATGATGAACCCTCCACAATAATGAAAGACTTTGCCGAAGCATTTGTTGCGGCAGTCCTTATTTTCATAACTGTTGTTTGGTGTTTTAACGTCATATTTTGGGCTTTGTCGTGAGATGGCTAATACCACTTGTTTTAACTCTTTCACTTTACTCAATAGCAAAAGATGGCTGTCATGTACGAGAGTTTTGGTCAATTGCTTGGACAATTCACAACCCGTCTGAGCGTCATCAGCAACTCTCAATGTGGTTGACAAACAATGTGCGGTTTTGCAGAAGCCAAGATTTGGCAGTCATTTGGAACGGCCTAGCAGAGTGGGCAGGAACAGCAGATTCGGCAGAACTTAGGGCTAAAGTGATTCATGGTTACAAAGATGCACTTGAGCGAGAAAAGAAATGATAGACACTATCAAGCTATTTCCGACTGTTCAGCCTTCTGGGTATCCTGACAAGCATGATCTTGCTCAAGTGAAGCTAGAGAAACAGCATGAAATGAACAAAGTAAATGAGTTAGCTAAACAGAAACACAGTCAATTGCAAGACTTAGAGTTTGAGATTTATACTAAAAAAGTAGCTCAAGAGCGACTCCGCATGGAGATATTTCAGAATCGTAAACTGGATGTTTATGTATGACAAAGAAACCAATACCCAGACCAGTAAAGAAAGTGTCAATGGACACCAAGGACAAGCTAACTCTGTGGGTCACGCTGATGGTCAGCTTCACCCTGTGCATCTCCGTATTGGCTATGGTGGTCAGCTTTATGTTGGGTTTGTGGGCAAAAGAAGTGGACAACTCAGAGATATTCAAGATGATTTCACCCGCTTTTTCTACTCTTATCGGAGGCATGATTGGATTCCTGAGTGGTATCAAACTCATGCAAAATGACGAAAAATCTAAATGTAAGGACTAAAAATGCTTTCACTTATCTCAACCCTTGGTGGCCTGTTAATTTCTGGCTTACCAAAACTATTGGACTTCTTTCAGAACAAAGCAGATCAAAAGCATGAATTGGCTTTGGCTAGGGTTCAAGTAGAGATGCAGCTTCAGATGATGGCTCAAGGCTTTGCGGCTCAAGAACGAATGGAGGAGATTCGCACAGACCAGATTGCCATGCAGTCTGAGGCTCAGATGACAGAGGCGGCTCTAAAGCACGATGAGAAGGTTTTGGAGAGGGCTTCTCAATGGGTTGCCAACTATGTTGGGACTGTTAGACCTACAGTTACCTATATCTTTGTGTTTGAGTTGGTCGCAATCAATGCTTGGATTGCCTACTACATCTACTCTCGCCCTAGTTTAGTGATGAGCATGGATGATTTGATTCGCTTGTCGGAAATCATTTTCTCTACTGATGAGATGGCTATGCTTGGGGGGATTATCGGTTTCTGGTTTGGCTCAAGAGGGTGGAACAAGAAATGAAGATCAGCAAAGAGGGTGAACACCTGATGCACTTCTTTGAGGGCTACAGAACACGCCCGTATCGGTGCAGTGCCGCAATTTGGACTGTTGGGTGGGGACCCGCTATGTACTCTGACCAACTAAACCTTCCAAACGTCCGTAAAGAGGGCTATTCGGGGCTTATCAGGTCTGATTACCAACTAAAGGGAGAAGATAATCGTGTATGGTCAAAAGAGGAACTGGTTGATTTATTCAAGGTGGACATCAATTCTTTTGAACGTGGTGTTCTTCGACTTAGCCCTAATCTTGTTAGTCATCAAAGTAAATTTGACGCTGTTACCAGTTTTGCTTACAACGCAGGGCTAGGGAACTACCAGCGTTCCACAATCCGCATGAAGGTTAATCGTGAGGATTGGGAGGGGGCAGCACAAGCCTTTATGTCGTGGACTAAGGCGGGGGGGAAGGAAGTCTCTGGTCTTGTCAAAAGACGTAAGGCAGAGGTTGCCCTGTTTAACGCACCCGTCTAAGGGGTTCTTGGTACTTCTCTGGTGGTGGTGGGGGAGGAATCATGTTCTCCGAGGGTGGAGTCCATCCATGCTTTCTCCATAGTGCTTGAACATCAGAGCCAGACTCCCACTTGAAGTCTTTTGTTGCTATTGATGGGTAGCTGATCTTGGAATAAGGTGGTTTTTCTAGCATTAGATTGCCCTCATCACACGTTGTTTTTTACCAGAACGTCCGTCTTTAGTTCCTGTAATCTCAATGAAGCCTTTTTGTAAAAGAGCCTTGTATCGGGGAGTTATAGAGGAATATCGGTAATCTGGGAGTGCATCTAGCACTTCATCTGAGATACACCCATTAGGAAAGCTCTGAATAGCCTCGTAAACGATTTGTTCTAGCTTGGTGGTATCTACCCCTTTAGCCGCCTCATGGCTCGTTGAGGGGTCTTCTTTGCGTACCAATTTAAATGCTTCAGTACCAAAGAATCTGTTTATTGTTTCATTCATGTTGTCAAAAATCATCATTAACTCCTATTGGTGGGGCTACTAACTGTTCGTCCGCAAGCCAGAAAAGCCTTTGCACAGCGTTCGCCCCGTTAAACTTAAAATGGCATATCTTCATTATCAAAACTAGCCTTTTTAGGGGCTTGTTTGGGCTGATACTCTTCTTTAGGAGATACTGCTAAACCCATGAATTTGCCTGACTTTCCTTCTTTTATCCATGCAGATAGCCAATAATCTTGACCGCCTACAGTTATGTTTCCTTTGTAGTCAGGGTGTTTTTCTGTTTCCTTCTTATCGTTCTTAAACAAAACGCCAGAATTGTCTTTTGTTTGTCGGCTATCCATATTAAATATCCTTTGCTCTTTTTAACGCTGCACGCACTTTACTAGGAAGAAGAGTCCATAGAGCGATCTTTTGCTCGTTATCTAAATTCTCTTCATCCAACCTACCCAAGGCTTCCCTTGGATCACCTTGCTCACAAATAGCAATCAATTCCATTGCTAATTCTTGCAAATACTGTAATTCCTCTTGAGGAATATTATCTTGTGCGCCTTGAGTTGGGCTGATGATGATCTTCTCTTGTTTATCACCCTCTTCTGGTAGGTCTTCACCTGCATAGATGTAGAGTCCTAGCCCATGAAGGCTTAAACCCTTTGTCATGCACCGCATGATGGCTGTATTGACCGCAAAAGCATCAGGGTTGAGGATGGCCTTGTTTCTGTAGTCCATGACGGGTAACTGGCAAGTAATTGGTTTGCCAAACATGGTCACTGTGACAAACACCATTGCTGTGCCATTAATGTCCATGTAGCACTTGCAATCAAACATCTCTACCTTGTAAACAGCATTTGCGTCAGCTTTGAGAGCTTCTGCCCATGCCCAAGCCCATGATAGGTAGGTAAGGTTGTTTTTCTTCTCTGTGTGAGAGTTGACATCTTTTGCCAACAGTTTAGAGATTAAATCTTTGCGGTCAACCAATAAGCCTGGTTGGTTTGGGTCACGTGTATAACTGTCCATATTCACTCCTGTTAGTAAGAATATTGATCTAACTCTTGTTCAATGATTGCTTTTTGTTGGTCAAGGTCTAAATCCCTGAATTCAATGAAGTCTGCTTCTTGGCAGCAAACTATTTTGTTTCCCATCGTGTTTAAACAGTACGGGCAGTATTTAATGTCAGAGAACTCTTCCACATAGGTCTGAAATAGTGTTTTCATTAGTGGAGACTATCAAAAGCCATTTCAAACAGAACATCACCCGCCAGAATGGTTAGGTGTTCTAACTCATCGTCTGTTAGGGGTGTTCCATCTTCATAGCATCCACTAGAGAAGTAGGCATCACAGAAATCTGGATAATCTCCGCTAACCACTCCATCCACTTCTAGGTCAACGACCTTTTTTCCATTAAGAATCGGCATATTTACTCCTGTTAATCGTGGACTATTTGTTGCCCACATCACTAATGTGCCACACCTTTTTAGCCTTTTATATAGGGATAAACCCTAGTAGACAGACTAAAAAACAACACTACTATTCTGACCATGAACATCGAAAAAATTGAACACCAATGTGCTGAAACATTGCTTGCTTATGCAGAGTCAATGGCTGACGCTTATACCTTTAAACCAGAGGACACAGAGGCTACTTTGACCGCTTTAATTGGCAGAGCACTAGAGATACACCTAAACCGCAAAATCAACTTGGAGAACCTTTACAAATGACACAAGAATCAATCATCAAATGTCTGCAAAATGGATCACTAACTTCATACGAAATGGAGAATCTAACGGGCATCCCAAGAGCCTCAATTGTTGCTGCTTGCAAGAAAATGATTCGTAAGAAACAACTTATGGTCGAAAAGATTAAAGTGAATCGTTCTTGGGTACAAAAGTACACATTAGAGCTAAAGATGATTGAGTCCACAAAAGCCGCCAATGATGAGCCTATAGACAAGTTAAGCCCGTTTGACATCAGAAATGCAAGGGGTATATTTAGCAAGGCTGAGTACGCTGTGATGAACTCTCAAGCCCGTAGATTGCTTGGCAGATCACCAACAAATGAAATTACCAACTATCAAAATATTTGATACAATGTTTTGAAACACGGCTAGGAATGGATTGATCCCCGTTCCGAAAAGGGTTCCCACTTTTTCCTCTGCCGAGGTTTCTTTTGCTTTTAAGTGGCTTTTAAAGTGGAAAAAATTATGCTTTTACAGCCAAAAAATTGGGCTATCTTTCAGCATTACAAAGATCGTTGCCCCCCTTGGATAAAACTTCATCGTGATCTGTTAAACGACAGAGCTTATATGCGCTTGCCTATTGCTAGCAAAGCGATAGCACCAATGCTTTGGTTGCTAGCAAGTGAGTCAAAAGATGGTGTTTTTGATGGCTCACTAGATGAGCTAGTGTTTCGTCTTCATATCACGCCTAAAGAATATCAAGATGGTGTTAAGCCGTTGATTGATAACGACTTTTTCATACTTGTTAGCGGAGTGCTAGCAGAACGCAAGCAAGTTGCTATCCCAGAGACAGAGACAGAGGGAGAGACAGAGACAAAGAAGAAAGCAACTAGCGTTGCAACACCTGTCGGTGTTTCTGATTCTGTTTGGCAAGAATTCAAAACTTTGAGGAAAGCCAAAAAAGCACCGATAACCCAAAGAGCCATTGATGCAATTTCAAGCGAAGCGCAAAAGATTGGTTGGTCGCTAGAGAAAGCATTGGAGGAATGTGTTGTTCGTGGTTGGCAAGCATTCAAAGCAGATTGGGTCGTTAAACCAAACCCTGCCGACAGAGTAAGGCTCACAGTTCCGATGAGTAATGAGCCTGACCCTGCGTTAGAAAAGATTAAAGCAGATGCTTTGAAGGCTGCACCTATTCCACTAGAAGTCTTGGCAAAGATGGCTGAGTTGCGGAGAAAAGCATGAAAGTGTTGCCAATTAACAACTTTGAAGTTGAGCCTTGGTTGCTTGAAAAACACTATGCCAAGCGGATGCCACAAATAATGTTTGCGTTTGGGCTTTACAAAGAGGACATTCTTGTTGGTGTAGTGACTTATGGCATTCCCGCATCACCACCACTTTGCATGGGAATCTGTGGGAAAGAATACTCAGACAAAGTTTTAGAACTAAACCGAGTCTGTTTGTTGGACAACCACAAAAACGAAGCATCATTCCTTGTTGCAAACTCAATCAAGTTATTGCCAAAACCAATGATTGTGGTTTCGTTTGCCGACACAAGTAAAGGTCATGTGGGTTACGTTTACCAAGCCACCAACTTCCTCTACACGGGTTTATCAGCAAATCGAATTGATTGGACAATCAAAGGCCAAGAGCATAAACACGCTAAAACTATTGGTGATGGCTTGACCTTGGCAGAAATAAAAGAACTTCATGGCGATGACTTTTACTATGTCGAGCGATCTAGGAAGCATCGTTACATCATTTTTCACGGGTCAAAGACTGACAAAAAAGTCATGCGATCTAAGCTGAAATACGAAGTCATGCCGTATCCCAAAGGCGACTCACAGAGATACGACTCTGGAACAACTGTAAAAACCCAACAACTTTTATTTGTATGAACTACTTTGAAGCTATGAGACTACTGGACAAGGTGAAAGAGGGTGTCCCGATGCCTTTACGCCTCATTACTGAAGCGTTAATCCTAACTGGCGACTTAGATGAGTAATGATCTAGGTGAAGTCAGGTTTGCCAAACTTGAGGATATGCCTTACATCGTTTCCCTATCAAAAAAGGAAAGTATAAGTTTAGGATTTATTCCAAAAATGGCATACGAAGCTGCTGTCACAGGAATCAAACTTGGCGACAGATGGAGTAATGTTTGCAATGACAAATTATTTGTGATTGAGTGTAATGGTGATTTGGTAGGATTTTGTTTAGCAAGTTTTGGCATACCAAACGCTATCAGTAAAAAAGGAAAGATTGCACAGATTTGCTTACAGACAGATGCAAGGAAATTATTGCGTGGCAGATTGCTTTTGGATACTGTAGTTGATTATGGAAAGACTCAAGGCACTATGGCCTTTAGTGCGGGATGTGCCGATGACCTTGAATCAAACATATTTTGGAAAGCAATGGGTTGGATTTGCATTGCACAAAGATTTGGCATCTCGCATAAAAATACTTGGAAGCAAACCAGTAAGCGTGTAATCAATGTTTACAGGTATGACCCAAGTGATTTTCTTATTTTGTTATGAAATACAGTAGAAAGAACATATCCAATGAGTCTGACAGAGTGATCCTAGAGCAAGCCGAGGCACGAGAACTCTATCGAAATTGGGAGTGGTCAAAGAATCGTGACCTGATAAGGGCAAGATTAGAACGAGCCGAAAGAATCTATGGTACGGGTGCTAGAGACAGAATTCGAGAATATATGAATCGAATTAAAAATGGGACTTTATTATGAAAATATTAAGAGGCGACAGAAATCAATGTCAAGGTTGCAAAGAGTATTTCAACTCAACTTTTGCTTTTGATAAACATAGATTTGGTCAACACGGGGTTGATCGAAGATGCCTGACAAACAATGAAATGGTGGGAAAAGGCATGGCAAGGCGTGATGATGGGTTCTGGGTGGGTGCTGAAATGCCAGATTCTAGGTTCACGGATGATGCTACAAGCGATTTAAATGAGGTGGGTAATACCCAAGTAGCCTGATGACTTTTATTGTGATGTACAAAGTCTATGGTGAACCAGTAGGAAAAGGTCGCCCAAGGTTTGCTAGGCGGGGCAATTTCGTATCAACTTATACCCCTGAAAAGACCAAGACCTATGAAGATGAAATCAGGATGATGGCAAAGGCTGCGATGGGTAGCTCAGAGCCATTAGAAACCCCCGTGACAGTGGCAATTTATATCAGAGTTGGAATACCCGCATCATTCTCAAAACAGAAACGAAAAGATGCCTTGGAGGGAATACTCAAGCCAACAAAGAAGCCCGATATTGATAATGTCGCAAAGTGCCACCTCGATGCAATCCAAGGCGGGATTATTATCCTTGATGATAAACAAGTAACAAATCTTCATGTGACCAAGGTCTATGCAGAAACCCCAGCAGTAGAAGTTATGGTTAAAGAAGACTTAGGGTAAATCCCTATGGTATTACGCAATCAATTAGGTAAGATTTAATTTTTAACAGGAGTTACATCATGGAATCAACATGGGAATTTGACACACAAGTAGGTGCGGGTAGCGAAATCGTTACAGTCGTTTATGAGTATGAAAACGATGGAGAGACAACCTATAACGAGTCCATCAAAGAGGTTTGGTTTGAGGGTAGAAACGTCATAGGGCTATTCTCTGACGAGCAGTTTAAGGAACTGGATATTGAGGCAGCCATGCGGTTTCAGAATCACAAACTGAACTACAAGCAAGAAGATTGTCAGCCATAAATAGGAGTTAATAATGCCAGCATATTATTTTAGAGTAATTCACGAAAGCAAACCAAATGGTTGGATTGGTTTTGCTTATGTAGAAAATAAAGACCAGTTATATTTTGCGATAGATGAATACTGTGATCCTTATTCGGTGCAAATTAAAAACGCATCAACGGGTAGTTATATAAGGTTAATTGATACAGAAGTAAGAGATGCACCAAGTGAATTTAGTGAATATGAGGAAGATATTGATTCAGATGGATGGCGAGAACCAAACTGGAAACCTTTAGAGCATTATTATCGGAGATAACATGAACGAACCAACAAAAGCGATCCAGTTTCTAATCGATACCGCTCCTTTATATGCCAAGAGTAAAGCAGACCGCATATTCTTGGAGGAGTTTCGCAAATCACGCAAAGCCCAGCTCCAAAGCCAAGCGGGAACAGAGGTTTTAGGCAAACAAGAAACCTATGCCTATGCTCACGTTGATTACATTGAAATACTTGAGGGGATTAAGCAAGCGGTAGAAAAAGAGGAGAAATATCGATGGCTAATGACCGCAGCTCAAGCCCGAATTGAGGTTTGGAGAACTGAACAGTACTCAGCCCGAATGGAAATTAAAGCCACACAATGAACAACAAATTGAACGCAAAGGAGAGGCTACACCTTGCAAGGGTTAAATCCCTCCCATGTTCAGTTTGCCAGGCACACCCCCCAAGCGAAGCCCATCATTACAAACAGGGCTTGCAATATACCTGCATAGCCCTTTGCGTTGATTGCCACAGAAACCCCATGCTTGGATGGCATGGTCAAAAAAGGGCTTGGGCTATAAACAAGATGGACGAAATAGACGCACTCAATGAGACGATCCGAGGATTGTGCGAAAATATGCCCCTAGAAGACGATGCAAGCCCCTTTTGAGCCGTTTTAATGAGTTGTCAATGGTAGGGTAGCCACAAACAAAAAAAAGCCCCGTACAGGCTTAAATTTTAGACAAGAAAAAACCCACCGAAGTGGGCTTAAATTGTAAAAAATTAGTATTTTTCAATCGCATTTAATCTAATGTCTTTTGCGAGTTCACCGATAAATTGACACGATAACCCGTCAATATAAGTGCCAATTTTCAGTCTCCAACCTAGCCCAATTTCAGCAAGATGCCCGTCAATTTGGGCATTCATGTCGAAGTATCGTGAATCTTTAGCGCTTTTTGTATATTTTAAAACTTTTCTGGCAATATTTTGCGAAGTTTTAATTGTGAGTTTTCTTATTTGTAACATGATTATCTTTCAATTAAATGATTTCATTCTAGGAAAATAAGGGGCATAAAAACTTTTATTTTCTCCCCTACCTCTACCGCTTGCGTCAATTATTACTAAATTGACTTGGCTAAAATTGTTTTTTATTGCCGTTTCTCTTTTAATGTGACCAGAATAAACTCGCATTTTCGATCCAGTGGGAGTATTTTTAAAACAATATGATTTTTTTAAATAAGACATAATGAACCTTTCATTTTTTGCCAGTTAATATTTTCAGAATTAGGGCGATGCAAGCATAAATCATAGGCCGTTTAAACACTCTGTATGTATGTAGGTGTTCAAAATCTCTGCGTCTGGGTGATACTTTTTAAGTTCAGCCACCGCATCCTCTAAAGATTCTGCGCTTGTTTCGTCATACTCAGCGTGAACACAATCAGGGTATGGATAAAACTCAATTAGGAAGGTTCTGAAAGTCATAAGCCCACCTCATCGATCAAGTTAAGCGCATCATATTTGCATTGTTCAACCTGAAGGTCAGTTAATCCTTGCGCTATTTGTTGCGCTAATTCGTTTGCTTTTTCTGATTGTTCATCAGTTGGTGCAGTTATAGCCAAAACTAGGCATTTTGTGAGTGCTTGTAATTGTGTCATTTTATGTCCAATATGTTTAAACGCTGTTTGTTACTGGGTCTGAGATAATCCCAAGTTTATAAAGCTCGTAGTCAGCTTTTTGTCTTGAGTCATTATCTTTAAATGAGAAAATGCCGTTTTTATCTGTAACGCAATCCAAAGTGCCATTATGTTTGCTCATTATCTTTTCAATAGATAATCTGTTTTTGGGGTTGTCATAATAAAAGTCGATACCTAATAAATTAGTCATGTTTTCACCCTAAGTTGTTTAAACGATCTGCTTTTGGCATAATCTGACAAATGAAACTCGTGCAATATCTGGTCGGGGCTTTTCTCAGACCAATAATAAAACCCTCGTTTAGCTCGTTTTTTGTGCGTGAATTGCAAATGGTCGAGATCACAGATTCGCTCATCAAATGATCGGGCTTTGAACCCGCTTGGAGGTTTTCTCATTCTGTCACCTCTACATCAAATGGGATTGAATTATCAATAAAGATTTGTCGGCTGTCATAAGGAAGCGCAAAGATAATGCCGAATTGACGATTGACAAATGCTTGAACCTTTATGGGTAGTTTTGGCAATTCTATTTCTGAGCCATCCCTTGCATCGGTGACAATTACCTTGTCGCCATCGGGTAAGGTGACATATTGAACAGAAGCGATTGAGCCGTGGGTGATTGTGTATTTGCTCATGCTGAAACCACCTCGTTCAATGCGTTTAAACACTCTGACAGTCGAATAGATTTGCGATATGTCTTGATGACTTCATGCTTGATTTGTTCACTGTAATAAGTCTCAGGATTAAAAGATTCAAACCATGCGTAAAAGGTTTTCTGCGCTTTGGTCGAAGTGTTTTCTAATTCCTCAAGGCTTGGGCGGTAAACAGTTTGTCCATTGATGTCAAAGAGAACAGTTCTAAAACCACGTTTCCCGTTATAACTTTCTCTTCCCACCGATTCAGTTATGAGAAAGAACAAGCCAAAGGTCGAAGGTTGAGCCGATGTGATACGACTGTTGAAGTAACGCAAGGTCGAATCATCTACATAATGGGTGCGCCCTGATAACATGGCTTGGGCGTTGGCTCTGGATGTGTTTAAACACTTTGAGTAGTATTGATTTTGGTCGAAGGCTTGGCAGATAGTTTGCGCTAATTGATTGTTCACGATTGACACCTATTAAATGATGCGACATTGCACCGAATAGACCCAACCCGTGAGCCTACCCGTTGAAATTTCGTTCAATGAAGTATTAACCGAATTCTGGAAGCCTCCCATAGTAAAAACCCTAGTTTGCGAATCAAAACCTCATCATCACCTTGGCGCATGAGTCTGCCACCCTCGAAGTCATGGAAGGTCTGAAAGCCTTGTGAGTAATAATGCGCCACAGCTTCAACACCACTGGCAAAGGTTAAATTTTCGAGTTTCTCTGTTTTCATCTTCAAGCCTTTTAATAAGTCAAAATATCGAAATAAGCCATCAACCCCACACAAAGGGCAAGCCCCAACCCGATAGCAGTTAACAGATCGTAAATTATGTTTTTCATGGTGATACCTTATAAACGTCAATCAACGTATCTGGGTGAACCCATCGTTGTTTGGATTCGGGCGCATTTTTATGGCACAAATAAACTGTGTTTTCTGATCTCTCTCGCCATGCTGATCCCACCTCATCGTAAAGCGTTGAGCCTTTTTTAAATGTGAATTTCCAATCATTAGGGATTGATCCATTCATCTCAAGGTCGGCAAGGTCAGTGATAGCCATTGAGCAGACTAAATATTTCCATGTATAAGTTTGCATGATGTTTAAACGCTTTCTTTAATGGTTGAATCATTTTTGTTTGCACTGCAATAAGTCCAAGCATTTTCAAAAAATTCTGGAAATGCCTCATACAGTTTCAAAGCATTTACATTTCCCGCCCTTAACATTGCATCACCTAAACACGATGCAAAACTGCCAAATGAACCTTTAGCAAGGTAAGTGCCTGAATAAGTGAATTTATCGGCTAAAGAATGATCGGATTTCATAATTGACCCTTTAAAGACAACATAGTTTTGTCATGGCGAATCATGCCGTAACCGATCCAAATCTTGTAAAGGGTATGAGGGGAAAAGCCCTCAGTCCATAGAACATAATGGAAGCCAAAGATTTTCAAGTTGTCTCTGATGTCAAAAATATGGGAGTTCATAATTTACGCCTTTTAAATATAGGTAAGAGTCAAAGTCACACACTTAGAAAACATATTGCAAATCTCGCAAATACATTCTTCCTCATCTTCTGAAACATCCCAATTCTTATGCTTTGGGGTTTTGAAATGAAAATGCTTTGGGAGGTTTTGTTCCCACTCCCATAAAATTGTCGCCTCGTCATCGTCAAGCCCTGATTCGTCATCATTGATTAAAGCTGAGACAAGATGGCTCGAAGCCTTAAATGTATAAACATCGTATTTCATAATTCACGCCTTTAAAATAATGCAACAGTGCATCCAAAGCCACTCTGTCACAGTGGCTCAACATAAACTGTTTAAACGCTCTCACCAAGCCATTCGGCTCTCTGCTCTGTCAGTTGGTCAAAGATTGCTTGGCGTGTGCCTTTATAGCCCTCTGCCTTAAGAATTGCATAAGCACTCTTGCCACTTTTTTTCATTCCCAACATTTCGAGCTTGAGAGCTTGGCGCAAGGTAAGGATCCGCATTTGTGCAATGTAAACTGGGTTAGTGATTACTGACATAATTTAAGCCTTTCAAAGTAGTGCAACAGCGCACAACAAGCCAACCTGTCACGTTGGCTCAGTGTAGGTTGTTTAAACGATGTCCATTTCGCCATGATCAGGGCAATGAGGTGCGCCCATGTCATTGAGCCACTTACCCGCCACTCGCACTGTGTAGCCACAATCACGACAGACACATTTCAGCATTCGAGTTGATTGTTTCTTTTTAAAGTTTGAGGGTACTAGATCAGCATGAGGATAAATGCCCAATTTTTCTAGCACTGGATTAGCCCATGCCTTAAATTCAGGCCCCGCAACAGTGGCGGTCATTTTGCCTTGCAAGCCGATTGCCAATGCGGTGCGTTTAAACAGTTTGCCATGTCCATCATTAGGATGGCAAGCGTGGACAAGTTCATGCGCCAAAACGTCTAAAACCCGCATCGAATCGCTGATTGTGGGAGAGATAAAAATTTCAGCGTGTTTGTCTGCTGATGCTCTGGTATTCCAACATTCTCCGATTGCCCGATTTTTATTCGAGAGGGCAGATTTTGAGGGGAAGCCACAGCTTGAGCGTACTTCTAAGGGTAGGTCTACGCCATGTTGTTTAAACAGACTGCGAAGCTCTGTGGTTGCGTTTGCAAGCCATTGTTCTCTAGTGTTGGTCATAATATTCACGCCTATTTAATATCACTGAAAAGGTCAGTTCCTAAGCAATATTTTAAATTAGCCAGTGAGCCGACCTATAGGGAAAACCCTATGTTTGCCACTTTTTAAACCCTTAATGGTAAACCCTAATATCTATACCCCATGCAGTACCAGTTATTCACAGGCTTTGGTCTTATATAAGAGTGAAAATGTGGATAACTATGACTACTGGTGTGAACAACTTTTTTTCAGGGATTGGTGAGGGCAATGGCTTGAGGCTCTCAAAGGGGCTAAAAAGGGGCTTGCTGAGCCTTTCCATTAAATCAGTAGAAACCCCTAGAACATAGGTATACAATTATTTAAATTCATTAAATTGGTAAAAAAACATGGGCAGACCTTCAACCCCTAATACAAAGTATTTCCAAAGAACATTGTCAGACCCTCAACGGATGATCTTGCTTTCGGCGGGTAAAGGCGATATTTGCCGAGGGTTTGAAAACGTGTTGGATTTATACCACTACGCCCACAATGCGGGGTTTCGCCCTGAAATGCAATGGAGTATTTGAAATATAGATTGCGGGGAAACAGTTAGCCCCAACCTAAAAGGGTCAGCAGTTGACATAGGGTAAACACTAAGGGAAGGATAGGATAGGGTTAACACCTAGAAAGATAAGACTACCC